CCCGATGGTTCGGAGCCGTGGAAACGGTCAATGCCGGACGCTCCGTTGCCGCATGGAAAGAGAATCGGAACTACCCCCGGCTCATTCTGAAGGAACGCCAGCACGCCTACCGAAAAGCCGGATGGGGACCGGGTATTTCCTCAACCGACGGAGTCGTGAGCGGTAGCGAACAGAGAGCGGGCAGCCGCACGCCATCGGGCTTTGCCCGTGGCGTATCCGAAGCGGCTGACGCGCGGGGGAATGTCGAATGACGAACTTTTTCCCATGGGCAAGGGCTGGCCTGATAGTCCTTCTGGTCGTGTTCGGCGGGCGCATCCTGTATCTGAAAACCGAACTTGAAGAAGTACGGGCCGCTCATGAGGCAGCGTGCCAGGCGCGTGACCAGTGGAAGGCGGCAGCGGCCGCCTATGAGCATGAGGCGAAGGCGCAGGCGGAAAACGCCCGGATGTGCATCGACCGAGAAAGCAGAGCCGCCCATAATGCGGCTGAACGTGCTGCCGTTATGGCGAAGGTCAAGCCCCGGCCTCGTGATCCTTCAGAAAAGAAGGAGGTCATCGACGATGAAACGCGCCACCGTGCTGTTCTGCGTCTTAATCGTCCTTTGTAGCGGATGCGGGAAGGAAGTGCCCGCGCCGCCTGTCATTCTCAACTTGCCTGACTGCCCCGCGCCCAGCCCGCCTATCCTGCCGGAACTGGACGCGGGGGAATCGCTGGAAAGCCCTGCCAACGTGGCCCGGCTTCTGGAACGTGACGACTGCATGAGGGCATATATCAACGGCCTGAACGCGGCCCTGCGCTGCTATGAGGCAAGGGGGAAACATGAGTCCCAATGAACTGACCGCCGCCCTGACTGCTCTTCATCCTCTGATCGAATCGCTGTCTTCCCTGAGCGTTTCCGGCATTCTCATTCTGCTGGCTTCGCTTCCTGTAATGGTGATCGCCGCGCTCATGGTGCTGGACTACAAGCACGCAAGACGCATGGAACGGCTTCTGGAAGCGTACCGCAAGGACACGCAGGACAGCCTTCAGGAAGTGGCCGCCCGCCATGCTGAAGTAGCGGAATTTTACAAAAAGAATGTTTCACTGGTGAAGAGCTATGAACGCACGGCGGACGCCCTGCAAACGCTGGTCGTCAACAACACACGCGCCGTGGAACGGCTGACCGCCATCATTGAACACAGGAGCATATAGCGATGGGCGAAAGACTGGAAAACATAGGAAAGCGTGAAGAGCTTCGCCGTAGGCGCGGCATCATCGAGGCCGAAGCCCTCAGTCACCGCGATTCCATACGCGCCGCGCTTCCCCTTACCGGGGAAGCTGAGGAAATCGACAGCGAATATGTAATGTCGCTGGCAATCAGCCTGAATGAGAAGGTTCAGGAACTCAAAGGCGTGAACCGTAAGATCGCCATCCTTGAACGTGAGCTGGGCATATAGGGGCGCGGCATGGGCTGGGAACATAAGCCGGAAACCGTATGGAAGGCACAGGAACTTTATTGCGTTGACCGTTTGAGCTTCGCCCGTGTGGCTGAGCTGACGGGCGTTTCTGCAACCACGCTGAAGTCCTGGTCTGAAAAATACGGCTGGCGAAAGAAGCGGGAAGAGATAGCGCAGGCCGAAAGCGACATCCGTGTGAACATCATCATGGGCCGCAAACGTGCGCTTGATCAGCTTCTTGCCGCCGAAGGACCAAAGGAAGCGGCATCTATGGCCTTTGCCGTTTCCAGCCTTGAAGCCACGGCTATGAAGCAGCAGGAACTCGCCATGAGCGGCAAGATTCCTTCCGTCAGCCCGGAACGGCCGAAGATCGTCTCGCGTGCTGACGCTGTGGCCGCGCTTCGCCGCGCTGTGGAACAGAAGCTGGGGCTTGCCCTTGCTGATCCCGCGAAGATCACGATGGCGACAGTTCAGGACGTGAAGCGCTGCCTTGACCTTGTGGTCGAACTTGAAGCCGGACTTCCCAAGGAAAACGAAGCGGAAGAAAGCAAGAAACGCGGACTTTCGCAGGATACCGCCCAAAGCATTTACAAGGCTCTGGGCATAAGCGACGGAGAAGGCGAATGAAGGCCGCCAAAGTCCTGATCCCCTATCAGCGGAAATGGGTTGCCGACACCAGCCGTGTGCGCGTGTGGGAGAAATCACGCCGAATCGGTGCGTCCTATTGCCTGGCTTTTGAAGCGGCTATGGAAGCCGCCAAGAGCAAGGACGCAGGCGGACAGGACACGTTTTACCTGTCGTATAACAAGGAAATGACCCAGACCTTCATCCGCGACTGCGCGTACTGGGCAAAGGTGTTCAACCTTGTGGCCTCTGAACTGGAAGAAGTGGTGCTGAAGGATGAAGACCGAGACATTACCGTGTACCGAATCCGCTTTGCTTCCGGCTTCAGCGTGTGGGGGCTTCCTTCCGAACCGCGCTCCCTGCGATCCAAGCAGGGCCGCGTCATCATCGACGAGGCCGCCTTTGTGGACGACCTGCCGGAGCTTATGAAAGCGGCCTTCGCTCTGCTCATGTGGGGCGGCAGCGTGTCCATCCTGTCCACGCATAACGGCGAAGAGAACCCGTTCAACGAACTGGTGAAGGAAATCCGGGCGGGTGTCCGCAAGTACAGCCTGCACCGCACAACGCTGGACGACGCCATAGCCGACGGCCTTTATAAAACCATCTGCAAGCGTGCCAGCCCTCCGCGCCCTTGGAGCAAGGAAGCGGAAGACGAATGGCGGGCCGCCCTCATTGCCGACTATGGGGACGGCGCGGACGAGGAACTTTTCTGTATCCCCAACCGGTCAAGCGGAGCCTTCCTGACCACTCCCATGATCGAAGCCTGTATGACGGAAAGCATCCCTCTTTTGACGTGGACGCCGCCGGCGCCGGACTTTGTGGACTGGCCCAAGGAAGTGGCCGCAACCTACACGAAAGGCTGGGTGCAGGAACACCTCGCGCCCCTTCTGGCGAAACTGCCCGGAGACTGCGCTCATTTTGTGGGGGAAGACTTCGGACGTAGCGGCGACCTTTCGGTATTCGTGGCGGCCACGGAAACGCGGGATCTCCGCCTTGTGCCGCCCTTTGTTCTGGAATTGAGGAACTGCCCGCACAGAACACAGAAGCAGATCCTCTTCGCCGTGCTGGACGCGCTTCCGCGCTTCTCCGGCATTTCTCTGGACGCACGGGGCAACGGTTCCGCACTGGCTGAAGCCGCCCGTCAGGAATACGGGCCGGAACTGGTGCGGGAGGTAATGATAAGCGAAGCCTGGTACCGTGAGACCATGCCGAAGCTAAAGGCCCGCATCGAGGACAAGACCCTTGCCTTGCCGTAGCGGGCGGCAATCCTTTCCGACCTGCGCCTTCTGCGCGTGGTCAAAGGTGTGGCCCGTATGCCTGAGCAACGCACGACCGACAAGACCGGTAGCCGTCACGGCGACTCCGCCATAGCCTTTGCCATGCTTGTGGACGCACGGGAAAAGCTGGGCAGCGTGGAACGTTGGGAATACGCCAGCATAGCCATGACCGGGATGGACTGGCGGGGATGGGAATAAATAAAAAAGCGAAGGAAGATGCATCATACTTCCTTCGCTTTTTATTAGGTTCATTTTGATTATTTGTTTCGCTTTTCTTCTAAGAGCCTGTAGAAAATCTCATCTTTCAATCTCTGAACGGCTATAAAATTTAATACAAGATATATAATAGAAAATATAAAGAAAACAAGCGTAAAATTGCATATAAATGTTTTTATGCATATATCATATGAATATATCGTAAATGTTGTTAGTTGTATAGTTTTTGAAACGATATATGATATCGTGCATATTGAAAATGTAAAAATAAATTTATCCCTAATTTTATTTATAGTTTTATTTATTATTCTTATATAAGAATCGTTCTCAATGCCGGAAAGAGAAAAAGTTACAATAAGGCCCATCCCGATAGAGAAAAAAATGCCTATTGTATTGTAAAGTGTAGAAATGACATCATCATTGATAGGAATTGCCCAATATGTGCATATTCCTGCCATCAATAATGATAAAATTATGAATAAGATAATCCTCATGGCTTCAACTCACTAATAAATCTTGCCATTTCCATAGCTAAATGTGGCTCGGAAAGAAAATTATTATCCGTTTTTTCAATCTCAACGACTTTTGTTCTCAAAATGGCTGAGCCATTAATTTTATTCCCCTTGCTGTCACGAAAAGTAATATTTTCGTGATCGCTTACGGGCTTTAAAATAGCACTAAAAGTCCGTTGAAACTCCTCATTCGACATTTTGCGGGGTTTATTAAGTTTTAAAAGCAATTCAGCAGAAACGATTTGCTCTAGGTCAATTTTTTCCAAAGATTCGCTATCAACGAACAAATCAGCCATAAAGTCTTTTATAAACTTTGTTGTTAGAGATACTTTTTTATTTTGAGTATTTTCACAATCTGGAAGTTTCATCTGCTTACTATATTGTGGAGGGTTAGCAAACTTGATGGTTTTTACATCTGCAACTTTTAAATCAGGGGAAGGAATAACTATAGGATTGATTTCGTAAATATGTGTACCAAGAAGCCAATTCAGGTAGCTTTCAACTCTTTTGATTGTTGTTGTCTGAGAAAGATTCGTGACGAGATGGTTTTTGTTGAGATATATGTAATAGTGATTTTTATAAATTGCCGCAGCATTATTAGGTGTTCTTCGAAGGTCAGAAATCGAGAAACAAGACTGCTTCATCAGCTTTGTATCAATATGAGTGTCTTCAGCCTCTGGCATGATTCTCATCATCGTGGCAAAAAAAGACTTTCCATCAGAACAAAATTCATAGTTGGAAATCAAATCTGATTCTTTTGAATCATCGTCTTGATTCAGTCTCATTATTCGTTCTTCAGCAACACTAGAGGCAAGTTTTTTCTTCAAATCAGAATATATATCAGCCGGATTGGAAAGCTGAATCTGCTTAATTTCAAAAGCGCGAAGAGTAACAGGATGGAATTTGGTGGCCATATTTTTTCCTTTGGGAGCATGAGCGTTGAGGGCTATTATTATACCAAAGCCGCCCCCGCTTCTCAAGCTGTCAAGCGGCACGTTGGGGAACGAAAAAGTTATTTTTTTAGCTTCTGAAGTGCCACACCTAAACCGGAAAAAGCCACGCGGATATTGACAAGCGGAAGATTCATCCTATAGATAAAAAGGAAGGCGGGGCGCTGTAACACCCCGCCTTGGGCCAGTTCCCGCAACTGGTTCCTAGAGGAACTGTTACAAGTTTTTGACCCGGTAAGAGTGGCCGCTCTTGCCGGGTCGCGTGTTATCTAAGGCTGGAAATGATCCAGTACGCTATAACCGCGGCGAGAACACCTGAAACGGTGTTCAGCAGGAACTGCCACATAGGCGCAACCTCCTTTCGGGAGCTGGCCCTGTGGGAACTCTATAATTTCATGCTGCCCTCTGCAAGAACTAAGTGTGCATAATTCGCGCCCAATCCGGGCAAAGCCTCCGTTTTTCCGCCATAGTGGAAGGAAACGGAGGCTTTTTCATGGCAAACGGCATTTACAGAGCAGACGGAACGTTTCAGCCCTTCAGCGGGGAAAATTTAGGGACTGTTCTTGCCACGCGGCAGAACGCAGGCGTGAGCTTTGGCGAACTGCAAGGCTGGATGAACGTCCTTCCCGATCCTGATCCCGTCCTTCGCAAGCGCGGGGACGATGCTTCTGTTCTGGCGGAGCTTTCCGCCGACGATCAGGTGACCACAGCCATGATCTCCCGAAAGAACCGCGTGCTGAACTGCGATGACTTCACTCTTCGAGCGGGCGCACGCGACGGCGAAGACGCGACACCTCAGGCCGAAGAACTGTACCGGCGTTTTTCTGCCGACCTTGAACGCGTGAACCTGCGGAACATCATCAGCGGCATACTGGACGCGCCTTTCTATGGCTTCACGCCCTTGGAACTGATATGGGGACGCGGCGAAAACTGGTGGCATCTTGTGGACATCGTGGCGCGGCCTTCCCATTGGTTCAGCTTTGACAATGAGAACAACCCGGTATTCGTCGGCGTGTACGGCGGGGCATCGGCGGAACCTGTGCCGCTTCCTGTCGGGAAATTCGTCTTTGTCCAGCATCATGCCAGCTACGACAACCCGTATGGCCTGCGCCTTCTTTCCCGCTGCCTCTGGCCTGTGGCCTTCAAGCGTGGCGGCCTGAGTTTTTACGCGAAATTCGTTGAGCGCCACGGTATGCCGTGGGTTGTTGGGGAAGCCCCTGCCAAAGCCGATGAAGCGGAAAAGCTGAAGATGGCCCACGGGCTTGCCCGCATGGTTCAGGATGCTGTTTCCGTTATCCCGCACGGCTCAAAAGTGGAATTTCTGACCGCCGGACAGAGCCAGAACTCGGTGCATGAAGCCTTCCTGAGCAGACAGGACCGCGCCATAAGCAAGGTACTTATGGGGCAGACACTGACCGTGGAAATGGAAGGCAAGAACAGCCAGGCGGCGGCAGAAACGCACAAGGCCGTAGCCGATGACATAGCCGACGCGGACAAGGCCATGGTGGTGGACGCCTGGAACGAAATCGCGTGGCTGTATGCTCAGGTGAATACCGGGCCGGGCGTGCTTGCGCCTCTGGCATCCTATGAGGAACCGGAAGACCTGAACACGCGGGCCGATCTGGACAGGAAGCTGACCGAAATTGGCGTGATATTCACGGCGGAGCACTTCAAGGAAAACTACGGCCTGAAGGAAACGGAATTTATGGTGGCGCAGGGTTCGGGCATTGGTGCGGACTTTGCGGCCCCGGATGATTCCGCTTTTCCTGCTTCGATAGCACAGAAGAATCTGGACGCGGCCATAAAGAAACTTCTTCCCGATGCGCTGAAGGCCAGCAGGGAATTTGTCACGGAAGTTGAGAACGCCGTGAAGAACGCCAAGAGCTTTGACGAGCTGGAACTTGCCCTTGTGGAACTTCTGGCCCCTTCGCTGAAACCGGACGCACTGGAAGACTTCATGGCTCGCGCCATGACTGCCGCGGCAGGCCACGGAGCCGCCGCCGTACAGACTGAAGCCGAAGAGGACAGATAGTTATGGCAGTCGTTCGAGCCGAAGCCATAGCCAAGGCCGTGGACTCTGACGCGGCGTTGGAGTTCTGGAAACAGCGGGCGAAGCTGACGGACAGGGAAGCCAAGGCCATGGGCGACGGGGCGAAGCACCGCGCCTTTTACGTTTCCGGCCTTGCGCGGCGTGATCTTGTCAGCCTTGTGAGCGATGCGCTGGAGGCAGCCGTGGAAAACGGCGAAACTCTGGCAGAGTTCAAGGCGAGGATAGCGGATGTTATCGACGCTCAGGGCTGGCACAGCTACCGCGTGGAGAACATCTTCCGAACCAATTTGCAAACGGCCTATGCCGCCGGACGCTACAAGAAAATGCAGGCCGTGAAGGAATCGCGCCCCTTCTGGCAGTATCTGGCGATCATGGACAACCGGGTAAGGCCGAGCCACGCCATTCTTCATGGGGCCGTCTATCCGGCTGACCATGAGTTCTGGAGTACCAATTATCCGCCGAACGGCTTCCGCTGCCGCTGTGGTGTGCGAACCCTTTCCGCCCGCCAAGTGGCGAAAGAAGGGCTGACGGTTCAGAAGGAAATGCCGAAGTCCGGCGTGTGGACCGACCCGAAAAACGGGATGGAATACTTCGTACATTTTCCGGGCGCGGACAAGGGCTTCCGCAACAATCCGGGCAAAGACTGGCTGGATGGGCTGGATCTTAAAAAATATCCCGACCTGACCCCGAAAAGCTATGAAGAACAAAGAAAAAGCGACCTTGCCCGACCTGTCTCCACCAATGCAGAACTGGCAGAACAGATCAAAAAATTTGCCACACCTTTTACCAGAAATGGAGCGATACAAGACGTCATTTTCGACAATGGCGGGTATTTTATGGCGACCAATTCTCGCGGGCTTCTCTGGATAAGTCAGAGGGAATTTCCTTCCTGTGCCAATTTCAACGCGGGACGGGAACTTATGTCAGCCTGGAACAAAATCGCAACAGGGGAACGACTCGACTTTCACGAGGAATACGCGGTTGAATCACTATGGCATGAGATAACCCATAATCGCCAGACCCCAACCAACGCGGGCGGACAAGCAACGGTATCACGGCGCATGATGGAGACCGTTACACAATGGGTTGCAAGAAGAACTTACCCAAGATTTATGGAAAAGCTGGGAGGCAAAGCCGTTCATCAGGAAAAAATACTGAAAGACGGCTATGGCTATCATTTATGGATTCGCAACTTTGACCGCTTGCGTGAATCTTTGGGAGTAAAAGACGATGAAAACGCCCTGAACTACTTTGAAGAAGTGTGCAGGACGACAGACCGCAAAGAATATCAAAAAGCGGTAGCAGACTATTTAGAAAAGAACGCAACAAAAAAAGTAAAGCGTTCAAGTATCAATAAAGCTCTGGCCGCAACGAATGAAGGCCCAAGAAGCTATGACGCACTGTTACGCGGGCTGGCACTCATAAGCGAGCATTGAGGCATCAAGACGCCGTGACGGATCATTGATCTTGTTGAGGAAAGAATCGGCAGTCTTTTTGTCGCCTCTATCAAGGAACAGCCAGAACAAAAGCTGATTGTTCAAATCAGAATCACGAGCGCACGATTCCCTGCCTTCGCTGACTTCTTCAGGCGAGGGAACATAGCCGAAATGCTCTTCGAGTTCGGCGGGCGTGGCAACGTCATAATAGTTATTCATGGTTCAAAAATAGCGCAGGGCCGGTCAAGGCGTCAACTAGGAGAACAGGCATGGAGAAAGAAAAATGGGTTGAAATAGCCCGCACGGGGACTTTTACGGACAGCGCAGGGCGCCGCCAGACCTTCACGCAGGCGAACCTTGACGCCATAGCCGCAGGATACGACCCGGACAGGCGGGATGCTCCGCTGGTGTTCGGGCATCCGAAAAGCGATGCAGCCCCGGCCTTCGGCTGGGTTGAACGGCTGAAGAGCGAGGGCGGAAAATTGTTTGCACAGTTCGCGCACGTTCCGGGGGAAGTCCGGGAACTTGTGGCAAAAAAACATTATCGCCATGTGTCAATTTCCCTCATGCCGGACCGTGTGACCCTCCGCCATGTGGCCCTGCTGGGAGCGGCGCAGCCTGCCATCGACGGATTGCGGGCCGTAGAACTGAAGGACGGCAGCGACTCCATTTGTGTGGACTTCGCCGAAGCCGCCGCAACAAACAAAGGAGAACATCGCATGAACCCTGAAGAACTGCAAAAGCAGATCATTCAGCTTCAGGACCAGCTGGCGAAGCTCACGGAAGAGAACGCCGCCCTGAAGAAACAGGTGGCAGACGCCAAGGCCGCAGCCGATACCGCAGACGCGGCGAAGACCAATGCTGAAAAGCAGGTCGAAAGCGTGAACGCCGAGTTTTCGGCGTACCGCGGCAAGGTGGAGGGCGAGAAGCGCGAAGAGCGCGTGAACGCTCTGGTCAAGGCTGGCAAGCTCAAACCTGCCGACCGTGAAAAAGTTCTGAACTTCGCCGCAAAGCTGGCCGAACAGAACGGCAGCATCGACTTTGCCGCCCCTGACGGCAAGAAGGAAAGCCTCACCCTTGAAGAGCATTACCTGCGGGAACTCGAAGCGGCCCCTGTGGATGAACGTTTCGTGAATTTCTCCGCCGCTCCGTCTCACGCCGCTGACGCGGTTCCCTCTTACACCTCGGACGAAATGGCCGCCAAACTGTAAGGAAGCAAGACCATGAACGAAGGACACCTCGGAAAATTCACTGTAGGCGGCGAACGTGCCGCCACCGACAATCACCCCGCCATCATTCAGCACCTTCCGCTCGATTCCAGCGTGACCGCCGCCCTTGAAGTGGGAACTCTGCTCAAGGCTGTACCTCAGGATGACGCCACGACCATGGCCTACGCTCCGCTGACCTCTGCGGAAGATACCGAAGAGCCCTGCGCCGTTGTGGATAAGCCGTGCGATCCTTCCACGGAAGCGAGCGCGGCCTCTCTGGTTCACGGAACCGTTCGTTCCCGCGTGCTGAAGAACGGTGACGGCAGCGCTGCCACTCAGGCACAGCTTGTCACTCTGGCGAAACACGGCGTTTTTGCCGTCTAACCCGCAACGAGGGGAAAAACTATGCTTGCCAACCTCAAAGGCATTTTTTCGCCGGAAGCCGTGGCCGCTTCCCTGAAAACTCTTCCCGTACTGAAGACCACCATCATGGATTCGCTGTTCAAACAGCGCCCCACCCATCCTCTCCCGATGATCGGCGTTTCCGATCTTGTTTCCGTAGCGCAGACCGTGCCCGTGGTGCGCCGTGACGGAAGCCCTGTGACCCTTCTCGGCGAGACCGCCAACACGGAGTTCATCGCGCCTCTTCCGGTCAAGGTTCAGGTAGCGGTGACCGCCAGTGAACTGAACGACCTGAAAGTGCTTATGGGCAATCAGGCGGCCATTTCCGCTTGGCGTGCCCGCAAGGTGGATCAGATTCGCCGCGCTGTGCGCGATACCACCGAAGCCATGGCTTCCGTGGTGGCTTCTACCGGCAAACTTTCGTGGCCTGTGGAAGTCTCCGGCGGCCGCTTCGAGACCTACGAAGTGGACTATGGCCAGCTTCTTTCCCACACTCCCTCCTCTAAGTTCACGGCGGACGCTTCCGTGGGCGACGTGTACGAACTGCTCACCGCTATGGAAGAGAAGATCCAGCAGGCGGGCGTGGGCGGAAACGTGGAGTTCTGGGCAGGCAAGGACGTGGTCAAGGTTCTGCTGAAGATCGCGGAAGGCTACAATTCCACGGTCAGCGGCTCCCCGATCACTCTCAAGCTGGAACAGGGCAAGATGGAGGTGGGCGGCTACGCCATCCACTTTATGAAGGAAAAGTATCCTTCTCCCTACGATGAAACCGACTGGATGGACAAGCTCGACCCCAAGGCGCTGCTTGCCTGCGCCGTGGAACAGCCCGGCACCATCTGGTACTGCGCCATCGACTCGATCAGCGCGAACAATGCGGCTGTCCCCCTGCATATCGTTCCCGTTCCTCGTTCCGACGATTCCGGCATTACCCTGATAGGCCAGGCTAAACCCCTTCCCGCCCGTTCCTCCCGCGCCTCTTGCAAGGCCATTGTGGTGGACTAGCCGGAATCCGCTGTGGGGCGTGAAAAACGCTCCATGCGGATAAGGGGAAGGGAAAAACATTTAGACTAGTCTAAAACTAGTCCAAAACGCGAAAAACGGCCCTGTGTCATTCCTCCCTCACCGGCCACGACCGAACGCGGCGGACGAAAGTCCGCCCGCGTGCGGCCAGCCCGCCGAAATTCCCGACAGGATACGAGAATGATGTTATGCAACCGCGCCGCCCTGATCGACCTTCTTCACGTCAAATATCTTGAAGCGTGCGAAGCTCAGAATCCGGGACTTGTGGACAGGACCATCGAGGCCGTTTCCGGCGAGATCGGCGACGCTCTTTCGTACCGTTACCCCCAGCCCTGGCCCTATGTGCCTGAGCTGATCCGCTATATCGCCGCTGTGTTCTCCGCCTACCGCGTGGTGGAGGCTATCACCAGCCTTGTGGACACGGAAGCCAGCACGAACAACGAATGGATCCCGCTTCAGAAACAGTGGAAGCACTGCATAGACCTGCTGGATCAGATAGCGAAGGGCAAGCTCAAACTGCCGCTGGAAGAAGCCAACCCGGACAGGGAAGAACCGAGCGTGGCTATTGTCGCGCCTCCGCCCCTGTTTGACCTGCGGGGGCTGTAATGGCGGTCAAGACCGGCGTTTCCCTGCACTGGGCAGGACTGGACAGAAAGCTGGCGCAGGCCGTCAAAAAACTTGCGGATAAGAAGCCTCTGCTTGCCAGCGTGGGCGAAGCCCTTGTTTCCGGCACGCTGACCCGCTTTGAAAAGGAAGAAAGCCCTGAAGGGGAAGCATGGGATCCTTCCATGCGGGCTTTGGCGGAAGGCGGAAAGACGTTGCAGGACACAGGCCGCCTGAGACAGTCCATCGACTACGCGACAGCCGGGGACAAGGTGCTTGTGGGAAGCAAGACGCAGGCCACCGGCGGAAGCAATGTCAAATATGCCCCCATTCACCAGTTCGGCGGAGTTATCACTCCCAAGAAGGCTAGGCGGCTTATTTTCAAAGGAATAGACGGTCAAACGGTATCGGCTGAAAAAGTGACCATCCCGGCCCGTCCTTTTATCGGTATTTCCCGCGCTGACCTTGAAGAGGTTCAGGCAACCATTGACGACTTTGTGTCGGGCGC